CGACCGTGATTGAAAGGTCGCGGTTGGAGAGGCTTGCGACTGTGCCCTGTAGCTCGGCGTGTCCGTGTACGCCACTCGGCGCTGGCACGAATCCGTTAGCATGGAAGTGCGAGCGTCATCTGTGCGTGCCGCGTGTGACGAGCTTGGCGATCCCGATGATCGTTACCGTCAGAAGCGCCAGCGCGAGCTTGCGTGTCGTCTTGTGCATTGGGTTAGATCCCGTCTGTTAGCGTTGCTAGTTCGGCATGGTCGAGCACGGCGAGCGAGTAGCCGAGCCTTAGGGATGCGGCTGTGATGCTGATGATGGCTGCCATGGTGGCCTGCGGTATTTCGTCTGTGATGTCGCATGCTTCGATGGCTGTGCTGATCATGACTTGGATGACGGGCTCCACCTGGTCGCGGCCTAGCAGCTCGCCTAACAGCTCGTGAACGTCGGCGGGTTCGTTGCCGTACGCATCGTCCGTGTACCGCATGGCTTCCTTGAGCGCCGCGCAGATGCGGGCGCGGTTTGTGATGTCGGGCACCGCGGGGTTAGGGTGCCGGGTATCCGCGGAGGCAGCCGCCGGGCATACGCGGGGAGCCGGGGTCGTACCCGAGCACGCCGTTCATTACACTGGCCGGGTCGGCGGAGTGCGCGGGATCGAAGCCGTTGGAGTTGATAAAGAAGTTGGGCCCGAGCACGGCGTGCCCTACTTCGTGAACAATGATGTAGCAGTAGAGCTGCCAGAGTGCTTGCGCGGTCGCGGACGCGCCGTACAGTTCCGTGGTCATCGTCATGTGGCATGGTGCGCCCAGGGTGGTGTACGCGAGCACATAGGCGCCGTTGCTGTATGTCGGGTCGCCCGGTGTGGGCACCTTCTCGATGTAGGTTAGGCCGCCGCGCGTGTTGCACCATCCGCCCGCAACGGATGGGTAGAATGCGTTGGTTCCGAGGAAGCCGAAGATAGGTGTCCAGTAGTTATTGGCGATGACCGCCGCCGTGTTCAGCCATGTTTGCGGATAGTACGGGAGTGCGCTCGCGGGTTGCGCGAGCGCGAGCGTGGCGAGTGCTGCGGCGCACGCAGCGAGTGCGTGCCGTAGTTTGCGCATCGGGGCGCCTCCTTCGGTTAGGGTTGGGATGTTGCGGTTACCGCAACGGTGCGACTAGGAGAGAAGGTTGGGATGTTGCGGTTACCGCAACAGGTCGCTGATGGCGAGTGCTGCGGCGCACGCCCCACTGTTCTGCCATCGCATTTGCTATTCCTTGAAAGGTCGTATTACGTGCTTTCTGTCGGTCTTTCGCACTCATACCCTTGATACCCTCTACCCAGTTGATAGGTTTACCCGTAGTGCCAAGATAGAACAACGGCGGTGGCTTAACGGCGTTCTCCTTGTCGTACGTTAGTGGCGGTAAACCTTTCAGCCACAGGCAAGTACGTTTCTGATATGGTTCGCCCCAATAGTAGGGTTGAATTATCTGGTCGTACTTGCGATATGCCTTGCCTGCGTAGCCTAGCGGGTTCTCTACGCAGATTTTTGGTATCGGTGCTTCCGCTAGTGCTACAAAGAACCGTAGTGCGTCCTCACGCAACTCTGCTCGTCCTGGCTTGTTCCAGTGACGGTTGCCGACATAGCTTAGGTAGGTGCAAGGTGGGTGAGCAATCATCATATTCCAACCATCGCCCAGGTGTTTTAGTACATCGTCCTGTATGTGATATGGGCTACCGTCTGCTGCTGGTTCAATGTCGCAACTCCAAGCATCGTGACCCATTTTGCGAAAAGCCTCACGTACCCGACCACTAAACTCACAGGCTACTAAAATGCGTAGTGGTACAATGGGAGTATGACTAGACACGATTTTCTCCAACTCCTGCGATTGGCAAGCAAGCCTGTGCAGCACTCGCCACGCTCACGCTCGCGCAAACAGGTCGCTGATGGCGAGTGCTGCGGCGCACGCAGCGAGTGCCACGGCGAGTGCTGCGGCGCACGCTGCGAGTGCGTGCCATAGTTTGCGCATCGGGGCGCCTCCTTCGGTTAGGGATGTTGCGGTAACCGCAACAGTGCGACTAGGAGAGAAGGTCGCTGATGGCGATGGTGCCCGGCCCAGACGGATCTGTGTGATCGTTCTCCGGGACGTGCTCGTGCCCGCACCATCCGTGCAGACCCACCCAGACGCCCGCGCGGAGCCGGTATGCGCCATCGTGCCCCCATCGGACATGGGATGCGCGTTGCACGCCATGGTTCGCCTCGATGAACCGCATGAGTCGTTTCAGGGATGTGCGCTGCGACGGCGTTAGCGTCATCGGCTCTAGTGAGACTATCTCGATCTGGCACGGGCCGCCATTGTTCGTTTCCGGGTATCCGTTGTGGACGAGCGCGCGTGACGATGCGTTGACCGGGAAGTATTGGATGATGCGGCCGTCGCGGATAACCTCAAAGTTCGGCCAGTCGCGGTTACCGTCGAGCGTGCCCGTGGCGTCGCTCATGCCGTCTGTCGTGTGCAGCAGCCCTTTCGGGGCGTATCCGCTGGCGTGCGTGCCAGAGCCGGCCCGTGGCATGTGGATTGCGCCGGGCATCCATTCCATGATGCGCGCAGGCTTCTGCGCGGCGATTTGGGTTTCGCGCCGGTGGACCATGCTCTGTGCGGCGCTCATGAGTGCTTCCCAGCGCGCGAGCTGTGCGCGTGCCGCGGCCTGGTCGGCCGCGGTCTTGGCGTGCCGGAGCGCGTGGAGGTATTGCGTTGCTTTGACGTTGCGGTAGTGGTAGCGACGTAGCCAGAGCGCGAGTGATGCGGCCGGTGCGAACGTCATCAGGCGACGGCCGGTGCGGGCGAAGCGTCCTGCGCGTTCGCGTCGCTCGCGGTTGTGTCGACGATGAACGGCACGAATGCCGCTGCGGGGGCGCTGGGAGCGTCCGTGACGGCAGGCGTGGCCGGGGAGGATAGAACGGGCGTTGCGGCAACCGCAACGACGGAGGATGGCTTAGGCGCGTTCACGGCGGCGGGGCGGAGCCCGATGTTGCGGAAGCCGCGCAGGATCGCGTCAACGAGGCCGGCGCCGACTGCGAGCGTCGCCATCTGCGTCAGGCTCGTGGTCTGCGCCTTCGTGAGCGTGAACACGCCGAAGGCGTGCAGCCCTTCAGCGATGACTCCGAGGAACATCGGGATTTGTGCGGGCGTGATGCTCGGGCGTTTCGGCTCCATTGTGACGGCCTCCTCTGTAGTTGGTATGCTAAGCCCTTTAGGGCTTAGCTACTCTGTCTCTGCCTCTGTCTCTGTCGTTCGCGCGTGATATTGCGTGACGCGAACGTGACGCGTCACGCAGGCCGTGACGCGAACGTGACGCGTCACGTAGCCCGTGACGCGGCTTGCCGGCCGCGGTAGTTATGTGCGCGCTCCGCCGCCGTCAGGGGCGCGGTGCGCGCCTCCCAGCCCGCGGCGTCCGGGAAGGTAACCGTAAACCCGTCGCCCGTGATAGCAACGACAGTGAGCAGCCCTTCCCCGATCGCCGTAGCGAAGATCGCCCGTGCCACATCCTCCGGGCACCGCGCCAGGCGGGCAAACGCTCGGAACCGCATCGTTAGCGGGCGGCCCACATTGTGCGGCTTCCCCGCCTCTAGGATCAACGCCAGAAACGCATACGGACCAGCGTGTGCGTGTCCGTCGAACATAGCCTCGATACGGTCACGTCCCAAATACTCGATATCGAGCGCGACATACGGCCTGCGCCGGTCCACGGGCTTACTCTGCGGCCCGGCGCATCTTGCAGACCATCGCCTCGCGGTTGCGACGAACGTACTCGGCACGCGCCGCGTCAAAACACTGGGACGCCGGGCAGAGCCACGGAAGGGCGCAGTCAGCCGTGCAATCGAACAGCGAACCATTCTTAGCCTTGCAAGTGTCCATAGCGTGGCTCCCATCCATTAGCGTTGCCGCGCCCGCGCCTTAGCCACTGTGACAGACAAGTAGGCTCCGCGGGTCGTCTTACGTTCATCGGCACCATGCGCCCGACGATGCGCCACGATCAGCGATGCGAGCTGCGCATCATCGAGCCCGAGCTTCGGTTCGGCGCCGCGCGTGGCGAGCGCCAGATCCCATTCGCTACAGCTCCATCCCTCGCGCGCGGGATCGTGCTCGAACGCCATCCGCACGCCTTTAGCGTCCCGCAGGAGTGGCGTCAGCCACTCGGGCGCGTCATCGAAGATCAGCGCCCCGTCCCCGTGCCACGTTGCCGCGGGCGCCGAGCCGGCCGCCGCGCAAACGCGCGCCAGGTCTGGCAGCGTGTGCCGCGGACCATCGGGGAGGATCACCCGCACCGGGACCGGGCTGCGCGGGTCTTTCGCGTTCACAGTCCCAGGGAGCCTCAGAAGTCGAGCCAGATCATGGGTGCCACCTAGGCCCCAACCCCACAGCCTGCATACCTTACGATGCGCCTCATACCATCCCCACGCCATGTTCGTGGCGTCGCGGTTAGCCGCATCGCCACCGAAGCACCATGCGCCATCCGCAAAAAGATAGTATGCGTGCAAGCCCCGCCCCGAATGGATGAGGATGGTGGGCGGCAGGAACGCGCCGGCAAGCTCATGTGCCGCGTCGATGTCCGGTACGCCGTCCGTGGACTTGCGCCCGTCGTGGTTCACGTCGATGTCCAGCCAGAGTCCAGGGATCGCGCACACGTCCGCGGCATGAGTCCGCCGTGATCGGCCGCAGTCGACAGGCCCAAGCCCGACCGCATGATAGACATTGGGCGCCCCCGCCACCTTAGCGAGGATTGCCCGGTTCACATTCGGCGTTCGCGGGTCTAAGTAGCATGACCGCCGCGTCGCCATTTCCCAAAGTTGCGTGAAGCCGCACGGCTTATCACCCCACAGCTCACGCAGGAAGTGCTCGGCGTCCATTACGCGCCCTCCTCTCGCTACACCCCGCCGCGTGAACTATTATGCTGGCGACAGGCGGCGCGACAGTTGCCCGCCGTGTCCGTGCCACCCTGACTCGTCGGGATAATGTGATCCACAGTCGAAGCCCGCACACGGCAACCCGGAACGAAGCAACGGTAACTATCGCGTGCGAGCACGAGCCCTGATAGCGAAGCCCAGCCGCGGCCGTAAGGCCGGTGAGCCGGGCAGAACGTGCCGCGGGGGATTAGCGCCCCGCAACCGCGCTGCAAACATCGGCGGGGCGCTATCAGACGCCCCCGATCTTCGTCGTCGGCAACGCGAGCACGTTCGCCGTAGGCTGCAGAAGCTGGCCACTACCAATCATGTGCGCCAGCCCCTTGCAAAGCTGCGCCGCGGTCGGATGCGTGCTCAGCTTCTCTGCGATAGTGTCCACGGTAACCGTGCCGCCCGCAGCCTCGACGATATGCGCAACCGCGCGGCACCATGTGGCACGCTGCGCCGCGTTCGGGGGCGTCGGAACCTCGCGGTCCGTCGAAACTGTCATCCAGCGAAGCGAACCCGACTCGTAGTCATGCAACGACTCGATAGTCACCTGCTCATTCTTGCTCCGGTCCCCCGACTCCCGATTTTTGGGGAATCGCATCCGCACGTTGTAGCGCTCCACCTGCCCGTCGATAGTGTGACGCACGCTAGATGGGTCCGGCTCCACTTCGAGCGCCCATTGCGAATCGGCTCGTGCCCTCCACGCTTGCGCGCCAAGTAGCGCGCCGGCGGACGCGGACGCGCCACGCTCCGCCTTCTCGTCGCGCTTCCGCTCATGGTGCGTGATAAGGATGGCGCAGTCGAAATCCGCGGCGATCGGGCCGAGCCGGCGGCTGTAGAGCGCCGTAACCCCCCCGTTATCCATCGGGTCTAAGCCCTCAGTCAAACTCATGGCCGTGTCGAGGATCAGAAGGTCCGTGCGGTGCTCGGCCACAGCCTCCCGCAGGTCGCGCAAATCGTCCGAGTCCATGATGGTTATGCCGGGCCGGCAGGCGAGCCGAAGCCGTGCGGCGCCGTCGCTCGTGAGCCCGAATGCGCGCAGCCGTGTGGCTGCTAGGCGGGCGGGCATTTCGCCGTCGATGTAGAGCACGCGGCCGGGCTTCACCTGACGGCCGAGCCACATGGCTCCCTCGGTCATCGCCACGGCGAGCGCGCCAACCACCATTGATTTGCCGGCGCCCGACTCGGCGCCCAGAATGGTGATGGTGCCGCGTTCGAGGAGTCCTCGACTTGCGCCCTCCTCGATCAAATAGTCGGCGGGCGGGTCGGGCTGGTCTAGGACGCTGGCAAGGTCAACCCAGTCAAGCGGCATCGGCGGTCACGTCCTTTCAACGTCACCGGCCCGGATCGCATTTGCGGTGTCCGGGCCGGTGTGTCTGGCTAGTGTGCCTGCTAGGTTTCCGTGCGCCGTTTACACTCGCCGTTGACGAGGGCACCGGGCCGCTGCGGGCCGCTAGCCGCCGATCGTTGCGGTAGCCGCAACATCCTGCAACGGCGTGTTAGCAACCCTACCCTTAGCCGTTGCGATGGCCATAGCGAAGCGGTCCGCGTGCATCCCGAACACCGCGGCGCCGTCCACATACGAGCAAACCTCAGTGAATAGGGGAGCCATTGCGACGAGCGCATCCTGCCGCACCTTGGCCGCTTTGAGGGTTGGCCGCCCCTTAGATGACAGTGCCGGCATGACATCGGCCATGCACAGCCCGACTGATGCGCACGCACGCGACACCGCGTCAAACGTATTAGCGCCATACTCCCGAAGCCATGCCGTACCGGGCGCCGCGTCCGCGTAGTCGCGGGCATCCTGCATCGTCAGGATGTGCTTACTTGCGGGCATCATCGCGTGGATTGTCGCGGAGTCGAGCAGTTCTCGGCGTTGCGCCGCGTCGAGCCTGTCGGCCGCCGTGGCGCGCTCATGGCGCGGCGCCCGGTACGGGTAGGGTCGCCCGTCCCGGTGCGCATAGTAGGCAAGCGCGCCACCATCCGCGAGTCGAACATCCCCACCGGCCCACACGAGCCGCACGCGCCGCTGCGGGTCTGTCCACGGCGTGGACTCCCAACAGTTGCGTCGTCGCGGACACAAGCCCACGGGTAGCCCGAGCAGATCCTCATACCCGGATTCACGGACGCACGTTGCGCGAACATGCTCGGCGTACAGTTGGCGCTCGCCACGATCACGCTGCCAGCGCCCGTATGCGGCCTCGAACCATGCGCCCACGGATGACCGCGCGTCGCCGGGCGTAGAAGTCCAGGATGAACCGTCAGGCAACGCAGTCAGCACTTCACAGCTCCCTCGTTAGATATGCGTGTGCAGCGAGTAGCCATTCGGTCGTGACATGGCGTGGCAGCGAACGATTATCAAGCGCACACAGCAAACCGCGTGGCTCGCCTGTCCTATGGTCGTGGTCCCTATCTAGGCGTCGGGTAGCGGACGCCGTGCGCCCGCAGATCCCGCACACATCCCCGAACCGCTCGACCCAGGCCTCATACGGCATATCGAGCGCGCCCATGTGCGCGGGCCGCTTCGTCGCGGGCCGCGGCTTCCCACAACCCATGCAGTTCCGGTTGCGCAGCGGATTCACGGCACCGCATTTCAGGCCGCGCGATTGGCGGCGGCATGTCCAGATGCGTGTCATCGCTGCTCCACGGCCACGATAGCAAACACTGTGGCCGGCAACGTTACGGTTTCGTCGCCTGGTGTGAACACCTGCGCCCGCATGACTATATACACATCACCGCTGAAGAAATTCAGCAGCGGTATGGTGAACTGTGCTTCCATAGTTCCAGTCACGAAGTTGGCAACATGGCCAAACACATGCCCCGGAAAGCTAAGTGTGTTTGACGCGCCGGGCACGCTCGACGGTAACCGCGACTGGCTTACCCCTAGGGAAACGTGCATCGTCGCGGTGTTCGCTATGATCGGCTGCGCGGGCATGCTGAAGACGATGCGCGCGAACATTACCGTCTCGATATTTGGGAGCACATAAAACGTGCCGCTGCCGGGCCCGGCAGCGCCGGGAGACGTGATACCGCTACTGCCCATTACAGGCGTGTCGGCCAGCTTTATGATGCCCGACGAACTGTCCACGGCGCAGATGCCTTGCCAGAGCGCCAGTTCCAGGCCGCCCGCGGCGGGCGGCACAACGCGCGGTGAGCCAACCTCGATTTTACGGACGCGCTCGCGCAACGTTAGGATCGCTTTCTGCCGCGGATGACGGGCAACCATCAGCCAGCCATCCGCTCGACCGCTATGCGCGTGCAAGCCCTGCACGCGCCCACAGCAGGGATCGCCACGGACACATGACAGATGCCGCACCTGATACCGGCCGCGAACGTTTCGAGGCGTTCGAGGCGCGCTTCGACGTTGGCCCGCCGTGCGTGTGGGTCCGCGCCGACGCGGTATTCGCCGCTGCGCGTGTAGGGGTTGCCGGCCCCGCCGCTGATCTGAAACTCCCATCCCGCAGACACGACGCAAAGCCTCTGAGATGAGCACCCTTCGGGCGTCTCGCAGACCGAGCACATGTCCATCAGCATGCCTCGCCCGCGTACAGCCGGTCAGCTATCAGCCGGAAATCCTCGGCCACGGCACGCCGCGCCTGCTCGATGTCGAGCCCGCAACCCATGTCGATCTTGCGAACCACAAGGTCCACATAGGAGATCCGATGCCCTGACAGTCCGAGCACCGCATCACTTACGGCCTCCTGCATGTCGGGATCGTCTGGGTACAGCCATGCTAGCCGGGCGGCGATGTGTGCCGCCTCAGCCGCTTCCACAACGTCGATCATGGTCCTAGACATGCTGAGCCACGCACAGCGCGTTTGCCGCGCACGTCAGCGTCCTATAGTTGCGGCCGTACCCGACACCATCCCAAAGCTGGAACATGCCGTTGTGCGTCATCTGGTGAACGTCCCCAAGTAGGCGCCCGCCGCCCGCGCAGAGGATTGCGTGATCGCCCCCAAGGTGAGGGCATGGCTTGGCGATGAATCGTGCGGTGCGGATGATTGGCCGGTAGCCTGTCATCGGGCAGCCCTCTCGGCGCGCTTGAGCGCCTTCCGTAGCCGCCTGGACTGTGCCGGGGACATGTCCATATCGCCGTCTCTGGCCAGTTCATACGGGAAGGACTGCCAGAGACGGATAGTCCCCGCACTTCCCGACACATGTGCCTGCCCGCCGTAGCGCGTTGATACCCTTTTGCTAAACATTTCTAGAACAGATCCGGTGCGGACTCGCGCTGCACGACCGGGCTCGACTTGCTGGCGCCATCTGCCTTGCCATGCGTGACCACTTCGCGCGCCAGAATGCGCACCGCAGTCCGCTTCTGCCCGTCCTTCTCCCACTTCTCCTGCACGAGATCACCCTGCACGGTCACGCCCTGCCCCTTGACAAGGAACGTGGCGAGCCCCTTCGCGCGGGCGCCGAGTACGCGCACGTCAAAGAAGTGGACGGCTTCGCCTGCCGTGCCATCGCGGTCCTTCTCATATCGATTCACCGCGACACTGAAACTGAGCACAGTTCCGCGATCGTTCAGCTCGGGGTCGCGCGTGATATTCCCTGCGACTACGCATGTCGAAATGCCAGACATTAGGCTCCTTCGGGTTGGGTCTTTGTGTACCAAGTTGTGTCGTCGCCGTCGAAGTGCGTACCCTCGTGCCCGGAGCCGCGGACGCACGGCTTCGCATCCGGCCATCTGCCGCGCTCGGCGCATCGTCCGAAGACACAAACACCGATCGGGCAGTCCTGCGCGACGACGCGGAACGAACCCATCAGGCGGCGATCCGCTCGAACTTCTCGAGCACGTCCGCGCCCGGCGACCAGTCGACCTGGTGCCAGCCGAGCATTGCCAAGTTGGCTGCGATGTCTGACGTGCCCTTCCTCCGGGACCGCTTCATACGGGCCGCCACGTCCATCGCCGCGTGGATCTCGCCACGCGCCTTCCGCGTCCGCTTCCGCTTCGCATCCTCCGCTGCGCGATGGCGCGTCCTATCCGTCTGCGGCGTAACCGATTTACCTGCCATCGGGGCGTACCCCTTCCTTAGTCATGTTGCGGTTAGTGCAACTATCGGCCGTCGATGTCTGAGCGGAAGCCCAGAAACACAGGGAAGCGTGGCGCGCGCCGCTCAAAGGCGGGCGAGCGTCCGTCGCGTGCTCCGGGCGTCCGGGCGCCGCCTGACCACTTGCCCCAGTCCCCTTGGAAGGCGTCATCGATGTAGACCGTCACGACTTCCATCCTTCATGGGGCGTCCTTTCGGAAACGACATGTCTTGAGCTTGCGCGCCTTCAACGCTGGGATGCACGCGGCGCACGCAACGGGCTTCGCTTCCTGCGACGGGTAAGCGGGCCGCGCCCCACCGCCCGGATAGGATGGGCCGGCGTGCGTGTAGAAGCCAACGCCGCACTCGGAGCATCCGCGCGCGTATAGGGTCATGCGGGCATCCGAATGGCGCGGCCATCCGGGACGATAATGTAGCCGTGTGAGGCCCATGTGAGCGCGTAGTCGGCGCCCTCGGCGTGCGGGATTAGCCGGCGTTTCGTGGTCGGGCCGTGCTTCACCACGAGCGTTTCAGCGCTGCGGGTCTGTGCTGCAGTCGGGTTCATCGGCCGCACCTGTACGAATCCTCGAGAATTGCCAAGCACCAGTCCTCGATGTCGCGCTCGCGCTCGGCCTGCTCATCAGGGCCGTTAGCGTTGAGGTAGGCTGGGTCGCTTGCGAGTGCGGACATCACGGCGCGGTCCAGCATCTTCTCAAAGATGCATTCACTGACGATCTTGCGATTTGGGGAGATCGTGACTGCGGTGTCGCGGTCGGTGGTCATCGCGTGCGCCGCGGCTCAGCGTCGAGCACCCGGAAGGTAGCGTCTGGCGCGGCCCATATCGGCTGGTCGAACTGGTCGAAGTTGCCGGATATGCAGGTCACGTGCAGCCATATGTTGTCGTCATCGTCGTCGTAGCCAGCTTCGTCGACGATGACGAGCGACGCGTCGATAATTAGCGTGTCGTTCTGGTGAAGGTCTGCGGCGGCGATGTGGGAGACAGTGGCCATTTCGGGCTCCTCTGTTCGTTGATTCGATTGTTTGAAAGGTCGCCCGCACGGAATCGAACCGTGACCCAGATTCGGGCATTCATCCAAGATAGCGCAGCGTTGCGGCTAATGCAACGCGCTGGACGAATGATCTACTTGCCTGCCGGGCCGCGCCCCGATACCGTAGACGCCATGCTCAGCCATCCGCCGCAGCCAATCATCGTCCCCGCGCTCGTCCGCCATTCGCTCCTGCATGCCGAATGCGCGCTCGCGCATCGCGGGCTGCGCTGGCGCATCGTGAACGCCACGGGGCGCACGCCGATCACGTCCAAGCCGTTTGGCGTGTGCGGGCTGCGGCATGTCATACCCAACCCGCCCGTGACAGGGCAGTCGCGTGCGGCAGGGAGCCGCACGCGATATCGGGCCGTCGTCGATCTGATGATCGGTCCGGCCCCGATCGTGCCGTGAGGGAAAGGACACCAGCCAAACAATTGACTCAGACGCGCACATGCATGAGGATCGCTGTGCCGAGTCCCCCGCTCCCTACCGGCCGGACCGCTATCGGGCGCAACGCGGACGGGCGGCCGTCATCCCCGGACGCGAACGTCAGCGCGACCTTGTGCGCATTCCGTCCGGTGCCACCCATCGACTGCGCCAGCTCATACAGGGACTTGGCATCGAGTCCGATCGTGAACTCCGACCCGTCCTGCTTGGGCTCCAGCACGTTCACGTCCGGGTACGGGTGGCCCAGCGTCGGTCGCGCGTAGGTCGCGCCGGCCTCGACGCCGTAGCGGTCAACGGGGAAGCTTCGCCCGTCCGCGGTCAAGGCGAGCCCGCCCGCGCGCTCGATGGCATTCATGGCGTCCGCGCCGATCGGGCCGGATGCGAGTCGCCCGTGGATAGCGTCGTTCGCGTCGTGAATGTTGAGCGGGATGCGGACAAGCTTGTAGGAGTCCGTGCCGACGATTTCCCATCCGCCCGCGGCCGTTTCTTGCAGGAACGCCACGCATAGCGTGGGTCGTTCCGTGTCCTTGCTGAGCGCCTTTGACGGCTTCGCGCCCTTCGGTAGGAGCGCGTACATCAGCCCTCCCGCGGGTCGCGCAGCCATGGGCTACGGTCGGCGCTGTGGCCCGTGCCCGAGCACCGGACGCACGGGACGGACTGCGGGATCGGCCGGATTGGCCGGTCGCCCCACCCGCGGCAGACGACGCAGATCGGGGATGCCTCTGTGGTCGGCATGTTGCGCTCCTTGTTGGTCATGATGCCCATTCCCCTAAGATACAGGCTTGTTGCGTCTGGCACAACGATCTGGACATTTAGGCCAGCGCGTGCCATTCGCCCAATGAATCCGGCGTTTGCGTCCCGTTTGGCGGATCTATGCACTGAGCCTATGCACCGCCTTGTTTCACCGAACATGACGCCCCCGGATTCGTTGGGCGGATTGCGTCTCGGATGCGTTGCGACTAGCGCAATCATAATCCGCGTGTCGGGGGTTCGAGTCCCTCCTCCGGCATCAATGAATCCAACGTTTGCCCAACGTTTGCGGGCTTTTGGCGCCAGCGGCTCGGTGCACTACGACCGCTAGGAACCGCACGCTACCGCTAGTTTGCCTGACAGTTCTATGCACCGCGCTATGCACCGCTAGCGGGCGCTATGCGTCGCCATGATCCGCGCGGGACCGCTCAGCGCAGACGGGCTCGCGTCGGATATCCGGCGCCCCCAGATAGGCGTTTAGCCTGTCCGCTGCTGAGGCCTCGCCCGGCTGCGGCAGCAGCTTGACGTAGCGGCTCGTCGTGGTCAGATCGGCATGTCCCAAATAGGACATGATCTCCTTTAGGTTGTATCCGGCTGCCACGAGAAGGCTAGCGTACGTGTGCCTGCATTCGTGAAGCCCGATCGGCTTCAGCCCAGCAGCGAGCCACGCAGACGACGCGCGGGCGGCGAGCTTGCCGGACATGACCGACACGGGCGAGACGGGCACGAGCTGCCCATCCTCGGCGCGCAGACGCCACGACACGGCGCCGTCGCCATCCCATGCCCGCAGGATCTCCACGAGCGGCGCGGCGATCGGCGGTTGCCGGCCCGTGCCCGCCTCCGACTTCGCCACGCGCACAGTCAGTCGCATGTTCTCGAAATCAACGTCAGCCCACGTCAGTCGCGCGATCTCACCGCGACGCAACCCCGCATAGAACGCGATGGCGTACGGCACGCGGTCCGCTTCACCGAGCGCGGCCAGGAGTGCTGCGGCATGGTCGGCGGTCGCCACGCGCTCGCGCCGCACTTCGTCGTTTGGCGGCATTTCCACGCTCACTGTCGGGTTCGACGGGACGATCTTCCGGGTCGCCCGTGATGCCCAGCCATAGATGGCGGACACGACCGCAAGATGATTGGCGATACGGGATCGTGACAGGCCGCCCGCCGCAAGGTCATCGACCCATGCTTGCCAGTGCTCCGGGCCGAGCGACGCCGCCGGTTCGTGCTCGTGCGAGGATGCCGCGATGACGGCCCGCATGACCGAGCCATTGCCCGCCAGGAACCATGCGCGCGGCGCGAGCGTGTAGGCAACAGTCCGCCGGTAGCCGGCCAGCGTCGTGGCTGTGTAGGGCACGTCCTTGCGCCCCTTGCGCTTGCCGATCGAGCCCGCCTCGACACCCTCCCACCATTGCAACGCCAGCGCGCCGAACGTGATACCGCGTGACGCGCGTTCGGCGCGCGTCCGCTCACCCTTGACCGCGGACGCCTTCCACGACTGCGCGGCGGCGATGGTTGGGAAGGATGGCGAGAATCCTACGCCCCACTTTTGCGAGCGGTAGGCGGGCTTACAGCGGCATCGTGGCCCGTCCTGGTCGGCCGCAGGGCATCCGATCTGGTGCCGGACGCTTACGCCCGGAGTCTTGGATTTGCGGAACGCGCTCATAGTACGGGCTGCCGCTCCCGCGGGTAGCCGCGGATGTCGATGACCGCGACCGCACATGGCATGTCGATCCCCGCGCGGGCGGCGCACGCCCGAATGGCCCCGTAGAACTCGTCCGCACATGCGACGGCCGCTAACGCCAAGTCCACCGCACGCCTTAGGGACTCGCGCGTGCGTTGCGCCCAGAAGCGAACTGCCGCCCGTGTGCCGTCTCTCGGCGGCGCGCTCATGTCGCCGTCCCGCATCCGCCGCAGCACGCATCCGTCCCGCAGTTCGTGTGGGCTCGCGCAATCTGTGCGGCGCGCAATGTCTCGTAACGCGCCGCCGCGGCCGGACGGTCCGGTCCCCGTACCACGCTCACCCGCAACCACCATTCGCGTTCCGCGGCATCGCACTCGCGGGTCATGCCGGCCGACGATCATAGGTGTCCGACTCGACCGCGCTCATGACGGCACCCCCGTTCCATGCTCCGGGCATGAGCTGCGCCACCCACCGCGCTCAACAAGCCCCGGCCAACAGATGCACACGGCGGCGGGCTCATCCTCCTGCACGTCCTCGGGCTCCGGGTCAGGCGAGAAGACTTCAACGTTCGGGGCTAGCTCCACCCACTCGCAGTCGGTGTCGAACGTTTGCCCCATGAGGACGTAGGCGTCCTCTATGGTCGGGGCTTCGATCGCAACGGCACTCCTGAAAACAAAGCGGGTCATGCCGGCCGACGATCATAGGTGCGCCGAGCGGCTTCCTCAGTCATCAGGGAGATAACGCGGTCCACCGCGGCCTTGATCTCAGACGACATGTAACCCTCGGACGTGAGCGCGTGGACGGCGGAGGATACGGCGTTATCCGCGGTCAAGTCCCGCTGATATTCGGCCTGCTCGCGTGTGATCTCGGCATCTTGCTCCTTGGACATGGCATGCGCCTTTCGTTGCGGGTTTGTTGCGGCTCCCGCAATCGTAGCGCGACTCCGCGTGTCCGTCAAGTCGACGGCGAAAGACTCGGCTGGACGCTCGAAAGCATCCAGCCGAGTCGCAAGGACGGATGCCCACGACATCAGAACGCCGACCGCGGGACCGACGTGACCACAACCCAATCATCGAGCGTAGTGGTCGTCGTAACCAGCGCCGACAAATTGTACCCAGCAAGCCGCAGTCCGGGCGCCCCCGACACGGCCGCGCCAAGCGCCGTAACCTCCGATCCTGTCAACGTGAATGAGGCTATGGAGAACGGCTCGGCGCCGCCAATCATCGGATCGACGGCAAACGTTGACATGGCTACGATATTACCCGTCATCTGCGCCTTCATCCAAAACGTGCCGATCGGGACGCTCGGGATGGCAAGCGAATTCACAAGCGTGCCGCCGACCATTCGGACTATGACGAACGTGCTGTTCGCGTGGATGTGCTGAAACGCAATCCAGTTATTGTTATCGACGAACTTCACCACAATCGCGACCAGTGCGTTAGTGTCCGGGTTAACCTTCACGATCTGTTTACTATCCGTCGCAGTCAGCGACACATGGTGGAACGTATGATCGTTTGCATCCGACACCACTAGGACGCCACCCGACACAGACAGTCCGGTCATGCTTGTCCCCTGGTCTGCCACATAATTCGCCAGGCTGTTGACAGTGAACGGATCATCGAGCACGGGGCGCGGTGCCGACACATCGACATACGCTTTCGTGGCAGGATGCTGCGCCGTTACCGGATTCGCCAGCGAGAGAAAATCGCCCGCGGGCAGCTCCCGTAGAGCCCCCGCGGCAACCACCAGTGGCTCACGATCAGCCATCCGTCTACGCCAGAACGATCGGCGGGCCCGACCGGAAGTTCAGCACCGTAGCCGAAGTCGCAACCCCGACGCGCTGCACAGTCTGCCCCGTAGCGGTCGGAGCTGTAGCCGACGCGAGCCCCGGCGTGACTGCCGACAAGAACTGCACGCCCGGCGTCAACCCCGTAACCTGCGTGTCCGAATCCGTGAAAAACACTGTTGCGTTAGCGGTTGATGCGACGGCCGCCAAAACATACCCATGCGCCTCCTTACCTGACGTGCTCGCATCCGCCTTGCGCACCTTGAACGCGCCCGCCGAACTCCACACGTTCACCAGGTCACCGGCCGCCAGCGCCTCAGACGCCACGATCACCGCAGTATCCGCGCCCAACCCAACAGGCATAAATGACGAGTCGAGCCGACCCGTCCCATCGGTCGCGGGGATCTTCGCCGCATCGCCCGCGCCGGCCGACGTTGCAATCGCCGCAACCTCAGTCAGCGTACCTGTCACGTTCGCAATGTACTTGGCCATTGTTCGTTCTCCTTTAGATTAGTGTGATCGGTGGTTTAGGATCAAGGAACACGGACGTAGCGTCCACGGCTACCGCCAGTTCCATCAGGAACGCGGGCGCAACAGGAACCGCCTGCGTCAGCACGCCCGCGGCGCCTAAGAACACGGGCAGCCCCGGCGTCCAAGCCCATGACGGCTCTACGACGATACCACCTGTCGTAAACGTCCCCGTCGCGCCAAGCGCAACCGCCGCGGTCGACACCCAGATCGGCCCGCGGGCGTCTCCCGGCGTGCCGTTGCTCGCATACGTCACAGTACCGTCCGGGCGTGGCATGACCGCCCGGTGTCCTGATAGCGCGACACCCGCAACGCCCGACGCGATCGATCCTGTACCCGCCGGGCCTGTCGGGCCCGGCGCGCCCGCCTGCGGCCACTCGGCTGCCATCAGAAACCCCGCGCGAACGTCGTTGACCGGGCCGGGCGAACCGTGCAGGAGTTCTCCGAAATCCACGCATCGAGAACAGCAGGAGCCACGCGCACGAGACGCCCCACCATCACCACGGGCACGAACGGCTGAACGTACCGCTCAAACGAATCCATACTCATGCCGAGCGCGTCCGCGGCTTCGCGCCGCGAATAGAGCTTCTTTTCCGCGTTCATTCCAACCCTTGCCATGTGCTCACCATCCCATCGCCGTTGCGCCCACCATCTCGGTAAGCAGGTAGTCTTCCCCGAACTCCACGAGAACCCTCTCGATCGTTGCGGGCATGACGCGACTGTTTACGCGCGCCCGCCAGAGCGCTTTCAGGATCGTTGGCGGCAGCGGCGCGAAAGTGCTTTTGCGTTCAAGGTATGCGACGAACTGCGCAGAGTCCACCATCCCACGAAACGGGAGCGTCATACGCCCGTGCGGGCCGCGATGCGTGGCTGGTGGAGCCTTCTTGCGTGGCGCCTGCGCCATGGTCCGATGAAACCCCGCCGCGGCATCGTCGTAGCCTAGTAGCTGGCGCACGCGCGCCAGCTCGGCCCCATGATGCGCACAAAACCGAGTGCCATCCTTGACCTTCCTTGCGCACACGTCCCCGCTCCGACAATAGCCTGCCATGCGGCTCGGCGGATGTGGAATGCTCAATTCCCCAATAGGCCGTCTGCGCGTGTGCCGCTCTGGTCCGCGCGTTTCCCCGGTCACGATGCGGCCCGTCTCACGAGGATTAGCTGATCGGCCATGACATCATCTGTCGTCCCATCACCGCGCATGATTCGCACGGACGTAAGGGTTTCCGTGCGATTCTTGCCGCGCCCCGAAACCGTGAGGATGGGCATGACACCCGTTGCGCAGCGGAAGCCGTCATAGAATGTCCAGTCACCGGCCACGAGATTGCGTGCCAGGATGTGCTCGCGCGGACGCATCTTCTGCATCATCGCCGGTACCCCACCTTCGGGGACTGCTTTGTGATCGCCCGCTCCGATCGCTGTGTCGACAAAGCCTCAAGGAACGCGCGCCACCAGAAATCCGTCGAGAACCCGAAATCCTGAAGCCATCGCAACTCGTACGATCCGTCCTCGCCAACCCGCAGAATGCCCTGCGCATCGGTCGGCTGCTGGCCCGACTCGACACCTAGGCGGTCATACGCCGTGAGCTGCCGGAAGTGCGAGGACGGATAGACACCCTTAGATGTCTTCAGATCCACTAGGCAGCGCCCGCGCGTCGCATCGTTCAGCACAAGCACAGTGTCCCGCGCGCCCGCAACGCCATGCGTCACAGACCCGACGATCATCTCGTTCTCCAGGAACTTCGGACGTTCCGTGATCAGGAATGCGGCGAGCCCGCGCACATACCCGCGATGTGCCATCGGGTGACTGTCCGCGACAGGCAGTTTGCCACGCTCCGCCCAGTCTTCGAGCACAGTGTGGATCGCCGTGCCGCGCGACGCTGCATCAGCGGTCCGCTGATAGAATGCGCGACCATTGCGCTTCAACGTGTCACCCAAATATCGCGGGTCGCCCGCGACCAGGCAGATGTCCTCCACATCGAGCGCGGTCGGGAGATCGCCGTTCGCATCCTTCTCGCAACCGAAGCCCCGCAGCGTGGCGCACACACCCTCCAGCGTCATCTTCGCGGCGTAATGTTGCAACGGTCCGCTCTTATCGATGATGCCGAGCGCCTGCGTTACCGACAGGATTTCGAGTGGGCCGTCATGTCCGTCAACCGTCGTCGACCCGTTGTGCCGGTAGTGTCGGTAGCGTGCCTCGGGTGGCTCGTGGAAACTCCAGCCGCCATCCGTAACGATGCCTGTCTTGCCGGCCATCAGGAACCCTTTGCCGAACGCAACGCGCGATCAGGCTTACGCGCGGGTAGTGGCAGCGGCGCGTTCACGCCTTTCATGCCAAGCGCAAGGCGTCGCGCCCGCGGCAGCAAATGCCGCGTCGCCTCCAGTCCGGCCTTCGACCCGTGAACCCGATCGTGCGCCTGCGCCACATGCCCGAACCCGGCGCACTTCACGCTCACGTCCGGGACTTCCGCATCCCGCTTCGACTTGACTCCCGCGGGCTTCATGCTGCCGCCTTCGTGCGCTCGGCCGCGGCGTCCGCGAGCGCTGCTTTCACGGCGGCGAACTGGTTCGGTGTGAGCGCCTTCGTTGCCGGCCCGACGAGGGTTGCATAGTCGGCGTCCGCCGGATGGTCGCCCAGCGCCGACGCGGCCTTATCGGGGATGGCGCCGCACAGCACGAGCTGCATACAGAGCGTGCTAACGTCCCACCCGGACGCGATGTACAGGTCTTGGAGTTCCTTACGCTCGGCCGGCATGAGCTTTGGTACGCGCGGCGCGGCCGGCCTCGAAGGGTTATCCGTTGCGGGTGACGCAACTGCGTCGGCTTGCTCGGCTACCCGGTTGCGAACCTCGACGCGGGATGCCAGCTTCTTATTTGCCGTGAGCCCTAGAGCCACGATTGCGCGCCCCCACGCGGCAGTTTCCGCGTTCATCAGCTCAGAATGCGCCGTGTACGGCGTCTGCCCCGGCCACGGCTCCCACGCGATCCCCATACCGGGCCGCGGGTCATCCGCGTGTCGGTACGCGGCCGCACGGTACACGACATATGTTTGCGTCATGTCCTCGCTATTCTTGCGGTGATACCCGTGCGCCTCGACAATCTCCCAGCCGATCGTTTGCAGCGACCCGTTCGGATGTTCGTCCTTGAAATCCTGCACACGTTGCGCTACGTCGATGTAGTCGTCGTCTTCTTGCCGAGCCATCTATCCTCCTGCGTGTTTGGGAAATGGTTTGGAAAAAGTGCCGGGTGGCCGATTCGATCGGCCCGCATCGCGCGACTACCCGGCGAGGGGATTAGGACTTCATTCACCAGGCGCTGTGGTGCCCTCAGCAATGCGCCCCAACCGCCCCAACCGCGCCAACCGCGCGTCACGATCCGCGTCAAGCAACGCCAACCGCTCCTTATTGTGCCGGCGCGCAGCGCACGCCTCATCCGCAGGGAGCCGGTCATATCTATCCCGCCCCGCAACAGGAACCGAAGCTGGCGGCGATGCGAACACGACGCGCTCGCCACGCAACTTCGCCGCCTCATATAGAGCGATGTGTGCCGCAGCGACAGTCGGCAGAATCGGGCGAAGATCGCGCGCCATCACGAACCCCTTCCCGCACGTCGCGCCGCCTTCGTGGCTCCGCGCGCCCGCTTCAATGCGCGTGCCCGCACCCGGTCGCCCGCCCGAACCTCGTTGCGGACCGCCGACATAAGCTCGCCCGACGTGAGCGCGCCACCCGCCCGCGCCAACCGGAACGCCGACAACAAAAACGCCGTCCTCCGCTGCTGAGCGACGTTCATCGGTCATCACGGCGAACGCCATCCCAGATCGCGCGCTCGATCGAACGGCGCCGCTGCTCGCGCGCAACCTCGCGCTGATCGGAGGCGCGACGATCCGCGGCCGACGCGAACTGCAGGACGGGGGCGCCCGACGCCAGAGGGCGCGGGCGAGACGAATAGCGCATCGGGTGAGGCATGGTGGAGGTTCCTTTCGGGCTCGAATGTTGCGGGAGATGCAACATAGCACGCATCGACAGCAGTTGCATCTCTTGCAATTGCCTATCCGTTTAGCTACGATCCCGGTCAACCCCGGCAGGCGGCGAGACAGGAGTGGACTCGGCGTGCAACCACCGGATACGGAGTCCACGCTGCGCGTCTGACAGGAGAGAATGATGGCCGCACCATCCCATGTTATCCCCACGCTTCGGCACGTCCTCGCAACGAGGCGGCGCGAGCAAGGCTATAGCCTGCGCGATGTCGCCTCGCACTCGATCGTTGGGTTTACCCAGCTTTCACGCTGGGAGAACGGGCACGGCACGACGAACATAGATGGTGTCGTCGACGGGTATGCGACAACGCTTCACGTCCCCGCCCGCGAACTCTGGGCGGAGACGTTCCAGCTCTACCTAGAGAACGGGTAGTAGCGCATCCTTGCGGCTGCGCGCCGCCAGGAACGTGCGCATAGCCAGCTCAGCAGGACCGATCGTCCCAGCCGGGCCCATGCCAGCGCACTCCGTCCATTCGATGAACAATGCGCGGGCAAGGTATGCCCGGCGCTCACGCGGCAGCAAATACGCCGGACCGAAGTCGGCCGGCGCGTCAGGCGAAACGGGCAAGTTCATGTGCCGTATCCCTTCTCTCTGATGATGTCCGCGGCGGCGGCCCGAGTCCTCCAACTCGACCCAACGCGCCAACATCGGGTTTCGCGGCAATGATGCAACAGTCGGCCGATTCGCCATCGAACATTAGGCTGATCGGACAAATGTTCTAGTCACCCTGCTCATGCAAGACAAATCCGATCACCGCGTATACGGCGAGATCGAGGAAGGCGTCGGCCGCCCCCTCGTTCGCCAAACGCCCTGTGCGTGCGTACGATTGTAGTCGACGCACCTTGTCCGTGGCGCGAACCATCGCGCCAACCCATGCCGGCATTCCCCAGTCCGCGGACGCACGCACGTTCGCGAACGGGTCGTCATCGCGCCCGTAATCGCGGGATTTCAGATCGTGCAGCGTCGCCAGTTCGGTCAGCACATCATGAAACCGGATGCTCGACGGATGCACGGGCTGCTCGGGCGCCTGCACGGGCTCGTGCCCTGTCAGGATCGGCCTGCCCGCCATTAGCGCCTGGTGCGCCCCGAGCCACGCAGCGGCAGCGGCAGCGGGCGGGAGCCCGAGATCCGCATTATGTTGCGCATCGTCAGGGATCGGCCCCGGCGCAGTCTCCGCGCCCTGTGAACGCATGAGCTGGTAGGCCTCGTGGCGCAGCGCCCACACGTCAGCTTTCTTCACGACATCATGATCAACTCGTGACACTTCCAGCAGCCCGAGCGCGCATCCAATCACCCGCAGCATCTGCTCCTCTAGCGGCGCGAAGTCGGGCACGAGACACTTTAGCGGCGCGGGGATGTCCCCTAGGAACGCTTCGGCGTCGTCGTGGTGTAGCGCCGCCAATACGGTGCGCTCGCTGTGTCCGAGTGATTGTACGCGCCGGGCGACGAGCACCGCATGCTCGGCTACCGAATAGAATCGGGACGTGTGCCCCGCGAAGCGGCATGTCATCGATAGTCCGTGCGCGATGTCCCCGAGCCGGATCGTTGCCGGGTCGGGATGCGCAAGGTCGACTATCTGCCCCGATGCCGTCTCGATGCGTGTCAAGGCGTCCACCTCCTATCCCGCCAGTAAAGCGCGCCGCCCTGATAGACGGCGTGCTCCACATTGAACGTACCATTAGGCCAGCGCTCCACAGTAACAAAGCCCTGGTGCCATCCCGGATTTGTGGCGAAGTGCGGGAAGATTTCGTCATTCCTCGACATGGTGCCCGCAACGAAGCCCCATTGCAGCCGCTTCTTTGGGTACACCAAACGCCACGCCGACTCCTTCTGATGCCCGTGCCCGACGATACACGACCGTCCGAGCTTCGCCAGAGTCTTGCGTGCAGTCCCCTCGCCCGTAACCAGGCCGTGACGCACGACAAGCCCGTTACCACCTTCGACGAGCACGACTTCGGCGTGCTCCCATCCGCGCGCATCTTCGATCAGTTCGATACCGAGCGCATCGAGCTGCAACAGTCGGCGCAAGCTTAGCGCGGGCACGGTTTCGCCCGCCGGTCGGAGCCCATGCATCCGCTCCGAGCGGGCAAGCATCTCTCCCTCGATGCGCCAGTCATGGTTACCCTTCAGCTTCCGGGCGCGCGTCACGGGCGACGCCTCCATGCGCCGCCGTAGAATGCCGTAGGCCGCGTCGACACATTCCTGCGGTGTCGCGGACGCGGCAGGATGATCCGGATGCCGGGAGATCGTCGGAAAGTCCGCGGTGTCGCCAAGGAACACGGCCTCGACAGGCTGCATGTCATGCCAGAACGCCGTCGCGCAAGCGTCCAGTCCGGGGTCGAAGTATGGCGCCTGATGGTCACCTTCTACGATGATCAGCTCGGGCTGCCCTGCGTCACGCGCAACCGCAACCGGGCGGATCAGCTCCGGTACATGCTGCGCGGGACTAATGACCGCCAGTGACGCGATCCTGCGAAGCATCGCCGTGGTGCGAGACTCGCCATGGTACGTCTCCCACATCTTCAATGCGACGACATACCACTCGGCTGGGTCGAGCCCATGTGAGCTAACTAGCTTGTCCATGTCACCTAGGCGCGTACAATTCGCGGGCATGTCCACGCGCCCCTCGTCGCCCTCGATCGACACGGATACGCGCTCGCCCGTGCGCACACGATGCAACGCTTTCAGATCCGTGTCCGCGTTCACGTATTCACTAAGCCGGCGCCGGTCAACGCCGAGCGCCTGCGCGCTCGCCGCGATGGAGCCATGCTCGGCCAGTGTGTCGGCTACCTGCTGCCGGTCAAAATTGGGCATATGCCCTCCCGTGTGGTTCGAGCATCAGCCGAATAGTGGCGCCCAGTAGTGTGCCGATCCCGCCGCAACCCCAAGCCCCGCAATGATGATCGTCGGGATGTGGACGCGCCGGTATGATCGTTCCTCATCTGCTCGTGTCCCCGTTTGCTCCTCGATGACGCGGGCGCGCGCTTCACGCGCCTCCTCTACCTTGCGTGCCGTTTCCTCGCGTTCGGCGTCCGCGCGATCTTGCCGGGCGCGAATGGCTACGACTTCGATCCCGAGCACGGATACGCGCTCATGCTCGGAGGCGATCATCGCCTGTAGTGGCGCGAGCCCGTCGAGCTGACGCTGCACGTTGGAGAAGCCGGCTTCGATGAACGCTTGCGAGCCACGCACCGCCTCGTAGACGAGCGCCACAGTGACACGATTCACCGTATCATCACTAGCGGCCATGACGCGGAGCGCGTCAGTCGGCTTCATTGAGCCGGTCCCGTGTTAGTCATTCTTAGTCTCCAGGCGTGTCGTCGAATATGATCGTGGCGAGCGTGTCCGCGAACGGGACGCACAAAAACTGCACTTGCGCGTCCGCCGTGCCCGCGCCAGTAATCGTTACTTGCGTGATCCGCACGTCCGCTGCGAACGTGCGGAAGCCGCGCCGCGCATAGACGCCAACCAGGTCGCCAACGTTCACGTCCGCGGGGAAGCGAAGCGGGTTAGTCGGCGCGAGCGTGACAGTCACGTACGCGGGCGGCGTCCCGTACGCCTGTACTTGTGCTAGCGCGCGGTCTTTCAGGACGGCTTGGCGAACCGCAGGATCTAGATTGTCGCCCACGGACTCCCATTGCTCCCAGATCCCGATAGCGACCCATGATGCACGATTGTATGCGCCGGCTTTTGACCCCGTGTCAGTCGATCCGCTCTGGCCTCCAGGTATCACCTTCACCGCATAATTGACAGTATGCTCGGCGTCGGGCTCCGACACGATGCTACATTCTATGCCGTGAACGAACGTCACAGGCTTGTTGCCAAGGATGTTTGTCGTCCGCCTGTCTGTGCCCTGAACGGGAACAGTTCGCGCTTCCACCATGTCACCCGCGACCCAGCCAGCGCCCGGATGGTCGGCGTCAATCGGCGCCCAGTCCACGTCGAAGCCGGACGCAGCCTGCGTCATTTGGTTCACGGCGTCCCACATGGTTTGCCCGCGACTAACTTGCACGTACAGTCCACCCGAGCCGGGCGCGGGCTGCGCGGGTACGGTGTCGGTCCCTGCCGTAATGTGCGTGTGCGGGATCGTTCCGCCGCCGGCCGCGTCCGTGATCGGCATACGGAACCCTGTCCCGTCGAGCGGTATGCCGGGATTCGGCGCCGTGCTAGCTACGACTGACGAGTGCCCGTATCTGAACGCCCGGTGTTCAAGCCGCACGGTTGGGTCCAGTGCGTTCGCCGTGACCGTACCGGCCGCGAAGTCATCGACAGGTTTCGTGACAATGGCGTGCATGATGAGGGCATCCCCGTAAACGGCCTTGAGCGCCATTGTGCCGCACCCAAAGTATTCGGATGCGGGATTCTCCATCCGTACCGTGATGCTGCCCGTGCGTCGGTCCGATAGCGGGATTGTCACGATGCCCGCGTCATATTCGATGATGGAGCCGCGGCCGGTCGGGTCGCCTTTCAGGTCGACCGCAACGAAGTGAAGCGGCGGCATTAGGAGAACACCGCAGGAAACGCCCCAACCGTCCACGCGCCCGCGCCCGCGGACTTCACCGAGTTTGCGCCAGGCGCCAAACCGAAAGTGTCGTCACGCAGCCAGTCCGTTTGCGCCCAGTTGATAAAGCCGGACACGTCCACACCATCGATAGTAAAAGTGCGGCGCTCCTGCGTGCCACCGAAATCCGCGATCAGGTTATGCCCCGCCAGGAGCGGCAGGCTCGTGAAAGTGATCTTGCGGCCCGTGCCGTTGTGTGTGAGCACGAGCGTGGCGCCCGCCGGCCCGGCGATCGTGAAGATCGGCTCGGTCGGCGCCCGTCCGCCCGGTGTGATCGTGGCCGAAACCGTGTCCGCCGCGCCGGCCGTTTGCGACAGTCCGAGCGCGAACGCACGCGGATCGCGCGCATGGAACGTCAGCACGAAATCTCGCTGATACGCCGAGCCGGCCGCCCACGGACTACGATCCTGCTTCTCGGGTGACGCGAACGCAATCGGCCGCCCAAAGATAGTCCATGCGACAGTGCCCCATGACGGATGCGGCGTAACAAGCATCTGCGTTTGGTCTGTGATCGATGATGCGGTCTTGAACGATGCGCCGAGTGCGCGTAACGCCTGTAAGCCACCTGTCCGCATGGTCCCGGTAAACGTGAGCGACTTCCCGCCCATCCGTGCCCGGATCGGGATTTCCCCGTACGGCCCTGATGCGGGCGTCGACGCCTCCACGAAGTCCCCGGACGGATTGTCGATTTGCGTTAGTTCCGTCCAAGGCGGACCGCCTGCACGATCGTTCATCGTGAAGGAGTTGAAAACCCATGTGGCTTCCAGCCCGAGCACGCCGTCAGTCAGTATCACGCCCATGCGCGCGCCTCCCTAAGTTTGGCGGCCGGCGCCGAAGCGCGCCGGCCGTATGTTTCGTCGCGCGGCCTTACGCCCCGATGGCGTTCAGCCGCTGGTCTATCACGGCCATCGCGTGCCCCATATCCGGCCAGTGACCAGCGGGCGCGGTGATGTTGACTGTCGTGTTTCGATTGCCCGCAGGAGCCCGCACGGCGCCCCTCGCGCCGCCCGTAACAGCATCTAGCGTCGGATAGTGCGGCACAAACTGCGCGATCGCGGCGCCAAGCCTCGATAGCACGTCCGCGCGCAGCGGCAGAACCGCCTCCGGTCCCGCCTCTCCGATCACGCCCAGACTGGCACGGGTCGTAATACCACCATCAGCATGGGAAATCTCGTCGAGGAAGCTCTTAAACCCGCCCTTGATCTTGCTGAAGATCCCGCCTTGCGTGCCCGCCGCGCCACCCGCGGCGCCCGCGATCCCAGACACAAACCGCCCGACCGGGCCGAACTTCACAAACGCCGTGATCGCCTTGAAACCATCGACCAGCCCGTTCACGATGTCGCGGATAGTGTTCAGTGCGCTTACCGTTCCGTTTAGCGCGCCCGTCAGATTATGCACTTCCGTCTTAGCATCCCGAAAAAACTGTTTCAGCCGCTCCTGCCCCGCCTTCGTGCCAAGGAACCGCGTCTCCTTCTCGATCAGCCGCGTGAGCGAATCGACGAGCCCCCCACCCGCCTTCGTCGCGGTCGGGAATAGTGATGCGAGCAACCCAATGGACGCCCCCGCAAGACCGCCCACGGATTTCAGTGCGCCCAGAATGAGCTTGATCTGTCGATGAAGCGCGCCGCTATGAATCTCCGCGTCAACGAACGCATGGAATGGCTTAGCGAGGCCTCGCGCCCCCCCGAGCAGAGCCGGCAGCGCCTCCCGCGCGATAGCCAACAGGAACCGCAGCAGATCCGGCAGGAGCCCGCCGCCAAACACGCGGGTGAGCGCTGCGCCGCCATCCGCAAACGCCTTGAACGCCGCTTGTGCGCCCGCGGAGTTCAGCTTCGCAGACAGTGCGCGAACGACGAACCCGAGTGCCTTCCCAACCGAATCTAGCCCAGCCTGCACGCCCGGACTAGACGCAAACTTGACGATCGCTTTCAGTCCGTCCGCGAACGGCCCGAGCACCTTATCGGCCGCCGGCCCGAGCGCGTTCGTGATGTCAGTCGAGAACTTCTTGAGTTCGCTCGCAAGCTTCGTTTGCGCCGGCGTGAGATTATCGAGCGCCTTCGCGCGCGCCGCCTCAGCCCGCTGGAGCGCAAGCGTCGATTTCTCAACATTCCGTTGCGCCGTGACAGTCGCGCCGAGCGCCGAGTTATACCCGCCATACGCGGCGAGCCCCTTTGACTGGAAGTCGTTTACGACTGCTTGCGCTTTCGAGTGCTGATCCTGCGCGTTAGCAACCGCCAGCTCAGAGTTTTGGACACCTTGCAAAGCGGTCTTCACCGCGAACAGCTTTTGCTGATACGCGAGCGCGGTCGCCGCGGGCGAACCGCCCGACGCGATCACACCATCCAAAACGCCCGGCAGCTTCGACGCCGCCACATCCGCAAACTTCCTCGCCAGCGAATTACCGGCCGTCCCAGCCGTGTTAGCGAATGCCTTTAGATCCTGCTCGGCCTGGTCCAGATTCAACCGTGCTCCGGTCACGCCCAATTGCGCGTTAGCGACCGCGTTCTGTGCATTCTCGAGCCCTAGGATCGCATCCTTTTCCGCTTGGATCGCGGCGATGCGCTGCGTACTAGCTGCCACGCCCGCCTTAGCGCGGTTCGACTCGGCCTGCGCGAGCGCGATTTGCGCCGAGTGTGCCGTGCTCACGGCACGGGTAGCCGCCTGCTGCGCGGCCGTCGCCTTCGTGATCTGACTCACCACGAACACTAGCAACGCCCCAACCGGGCCGAGCGCCGCAAGCAACGCCACGCCCAGCGCCGCGGCGCCCGCAGTAGCCGACAGGAGGACGGCCACTAGCGCACCGAGCGCGCCGACTAGCAACAGGATCGCAGGACCGATCAGGACAATCGCGCCGGCCACCAGAGCGATCGTGGAGCCGAAACTCGCAAACGCGCTACCGATCGTCTCGACCAGTGACGATGCAACGGATGATGCCACCTTCTGCGCGCCCGTTACCGTCGAAGTCACAAACGACCGGAAATCGCCACCGGCCTTCGCCGCCTCAAAGCCGACCTGCACTAGGCCATCCCCGAGCTTCGAAACATCCTTTAGGACGGACTCTAGCGGGCTCGAGAACTGCCCGCCCGCCAGCGAATGCTTCAGTTCCTCGCGCGCCTTCACCACGGACGCCAGATCCAGCTTGACCTTAGCCTCGACCTTAGTTGACACCTTGCGGGCACCGAGTACCTTCAATGCCGCCTCGATGCGATCCAAGTCCGCGAGTGCCTTCTCACCGCGGACGTTCACACGTGGCTGCGCCTTCTGCTTGTCCAGATCCTTCAGCGACGTTTCCACGGCAACGATCTGTGCCGTTACCGTGCCAATCCGCAGCCGAACATCCGGCGACGCCGCAAGCGTCGACAGTCGCGCCAGGCGCGCCCGCAGGATTTCCAGCTTCGCCTGCGCGCCGTCGATCCGTAGGTCAACCTTCGCTTCACCCGACAGATTTCCGAGCCGCGCACGGAGTGCCTCGATCTTCGCTGCCGCACCCTTATCATCTAGACCCAGCTTCGCCACATAATCCTTGGCGGTCAGGCGGACAAGTTCGGCGCCGATTTCCCGGAGGGAGTTTTTCCCCTGCGAGTTGTCGCCCGTGACTCGTAGCAACACGTTACGTTCAGGCATATGTTACCACCATCGTTTCGCTTCGAGTGCCGGTGCCGCCCCGCCGCGCGATGCAGGAGGCGGGTAATACAGGTCGATCTTCTCCGGGGCGTGAGTAACGATCGCCGCTTCGCGCAACTCGCGCCCCCTGCGACGTTTCCACGCATCCGTAAGATGACGCAACCTTGGAAACGTTATGCCGCGCTCGATGTCATAGTTCGGTTCCTCCGAGAAAAACTCGTCAAACCCGACACCCCATTCGCGTGCTGCTAGCTCTGCAAGATCCCATTGAGCGCCGTCGCCGCCGGGCCCTGCGTCAGCGCTTTTCCCAAGCTGTTCAGGTCGTTAGCCTCCAGGCCTGCCTTGAGTGCGGTCACGATCTGTGGCACAGTCGGGTCAGTCGCCAAGTCCGCATCGTAGACATCCATGTCCATAGCCTCGACGGAGGCAAAACCCATAAACTCATGCAGCGGAACGCGCTTCGCATACGCGGGGATGAACAGTGCGAGCGCGTCATACGCGGCCGACTCACCGGCCTCCGCGATCAGCGTCGCAACGTTCGTCGGATCGCTAAGCCCATCGAGGTTGGCACTGATAGCCGGCAAACGGTCGATCAAGGACACGATCCCGCGCCGGATGCGCGAATGCGGCTGCGCGACAACAGGGAACTCATACGTGCCGAGAGTAACAATAGTGGGCTGGTTCACGGGCATAGCCTCCGATTTGGTCTGGCGATGGGCATGGGCATACCGTGTGCGCCCCCGGAATGAACATCCCCAGGAGCGCACACGGGTTCGTCGTCGGGCGTGTGCTACTAGGTGATGAGGCCCGCGGCCTCGTCGAACCAGATAACCTGATCCTGCCCCTGAACCTCGCCCGGCTCCGGGTACAGTTTCAGGGTGACCGTCATCGAAGCGAGCGCGTTAGCGCCAAACGACACAGTACCATTATCGGCCGTCATCGTCGCGCGGAACGCAATGAGCCCATAGAACCGGCCGCGTGTAGTCACTCCACCAGTCTCAGTTACCAGCCCCTGCGACTTCTGGCGCATCCCCACGATCGTCACGCGGTACGCCGTCAGGTCTGTCACGTCGCCCGCGGCAAGCGTGGCGAACGCACTATGCCCGGTCGCCGCGGCAACCGTGCCGATAGCCGCCGAGTTCTCGAACATCCCGATATTAGCCGGCGTGAGCTGGCCCATCGGAATATGGATCTGCCGAATCGACTCCAGCGGCGTCTCGAGGACGACCGCCGTGGACTGCTCGATCTTATATGACTGTACCGTCAGGTTTCGATCGTACGTTGCCGGGCCCGTAGTGGCGCCCAAGTCGACGCCCCCGGTAGTCGGCGTGTACGGCGCGACCTGGAGAAACGCACCGGACGGGTTATGGAAGATCGCGGTAGTGATCGGATGAACGATGACGCGCACAGCGCCCGCGGCGAGCGCGGTAAGGTCAAACGGAAGGGTTCCGCTCATTATGTGAGTCTCCTAGCTGCTAGAGATTGAATGTCGCCAGCAGTCGGTCGACCGCTGCTTGTAAGTGCGCCTCAAACAGACTGAGGCCGGCGTATGCCGCTTCGTGAACGGGCGCCAATTTGGGGAAGATGATGAACTCGCGGTGTGACCGCGGATGAATCGGACCGACGATCCCGCCGAACTCCCACACGGGCGCCGCCGGATGGTCGGACGTGATCTCCGCCGTCAAGCCGAACCCGCCAGTCGCGCGGTAAGTATCAGCGATGTGCGGCAATTGAACTTTGCCGGGACCGACGCGCCAATCCTTCAACCCGCGTCGCATCCGCGCCTTGCCGCCATCCGCGGCGTCCCGCGCCGCGTCATGCACGACGAGTCCCAGCTCATGGTCGAGCCCGCCGCCCGCTAGTTTCAGATCAGCGGCGAGCCCGCGGATATCAACTTCCGCTCGGAGCGTGTCAGCCACCGGCTAGAACCGCTGGCGACAGTGAAGTTGGAACAGTCCGCGCGCAACATACCTGTCACCGGGCGCCGGCGCGGTATGCTCTCCTACCAGTGTCAGCCACGACGCGCACAGCGCGACGCCGAACTCCGGGTCGGCGGTAACCTGCGCGTCAACTTCGGCCGCCACATCCCACATGCGGTCCTCTACCGCCTGATGGTCCGCGCCCGACACTCCAACGACTTCCACCATCACATGGATAATGAACACTTCATCGCCTATACCGTGCGACGGCTGCGCGGTACGCGACACGCCGTCTGTCGTCGAAATGTAGATCCGCTCGGGCTGCGCGGGCACCGCAACCGGCAGCCCGCGTCGGATGAGCACGCCCGCCAGGCCGGCGCGGGCACTCAGCTTCGCCACGATCGCGGCTTTCGTGTCTTTGACCGCGAATGCCATCAGGCGGCCACGTTCGCGGCGATGAAAGCGTCAACCTCTGGGAGCCCCGTCAGGGAGCCCTTCACGCCCGGAGTCAGCAGCGAAATGACGCCCCCTCCTTCGACCGGGAGCCCCGTCGCCCGGTCGTCGATTGGCCCGGAGATCAGGAAGTGCCGTGCGAGGATCAGCGCCGCGCGGGATGCGCCCGCCGCGAACTCGCCATGCTCATAAGCGACATCCACGTTTACGCGCGTCACCTTGTCCGGCCCGTACAGGAACCCGAAGTCGCCCACGTTGAAATCCGACAGGTACCGTGTCGGCGGGATAGTCGCCGCCGGCAGCGGGTTAGGCGCGACTGTCACTGGCACACCGCCAATGCTTAGCGCCCGCAACGTTTGGACGTCAGGGTGCTCCAGTCGCAGCCCCGCGTGACGGAACCATTCGACCTGATTGCGGACGCCCTCAAAGTACCGCAGCACGAATGCCCGACCACATGCCGCCTCAATGAAATCTTCGGCCGCAACCCGCGCCAACTCGATCTGCGCATCGGTTTGCGCGTTCGTCACGTCCCGCTGCGCGCGCATCTGCGCCACAGTGAACAGGCGAGCCGAGCACACATCCAGCGCGGTCACATCCGTGCGCGTATCCGACCCGACGACGGCAGTCCACACAACGGCGAAATCGTCCACAAACGACAGGGATGCGGACGGCAGCGGGATCGTGTACTGCGCTGAGCTGCCAACCTGCGTCGCGGTGCCCGTGAACACGGCGACGCCGGCCGCATTCACGACGAGAACAGTGACGGCGCCGGACGGTATGGCATCCGCATCTTGCCCGTACACGATCGACAGTACCGCGCCGACGCGCGTAACCGCCCGCGCCTTGCTCCGTGCTTGCCGGCGCAACGCGCGCGCACCGGCGTCGATGCCCGCCGACGCGACAGGCAGCACAGTAAGCGCCTCCGTGGCCGACAGGCTCGGAAAGTCTGGGTCCGCCCACACGCGGACATACGCGGTTGGAGCCGAAACCCTCGGCGCGATCTGTGTCGCCACGTACGAACCGGGCGCCGTTTCGACGATGCCCGCCGCCGTGGCTGCGACCGCGACATCCCCGTTCGGCCACTTCAGCGCGAACATGATCCGGCCCACGGCGCCAGTCGGGGCGCCGCTGATGAACGAATAATAGACAGCGCCCGAATAGGCGGTATCGTCGGCCATGTGCCCTCCTAAGGTGTCGAAGTGTGCAACTGATGGGACGGCCGGGGAATCGAACCCCGGCCCAAGCCAAACCATCGGGCATCTTCTGCCGATGCCTTGCCGTCCATCCTGCTAGACGGGCTGCGGGCCCGCGTGACGCAGGTGCGCCAGGAGCACGTTTCCGCCCAGACGGATCACCGGAGTCGTACCAGTGACCGCCGAAATGGCGACCCGCACATACCGCTGCAGACCGATGTAGTCGATGCGCACAGCGGATGAAGCCGCCAGCGCGACGCCGCTCGTGTTACCCGTGGCGCCCACGAGATCCGAGTCCGCAACGTCCGTGAACGTCGCGTTATCGTTCGACTCCTGCACCTTGAACGATGCGGTCGGAGCCGTGCCACCGAATGCGCCGGTGATGACCGAAATCATCGCGGCCTCGGCGCCCTTCGTGTCCACGCCCGAGCCGTTACCGGCCGCCGTGTACTGATCCGGGACCAGGGAAACTGTCGGAATGAGGGTAAGACGTTGACCGAAGTTCATTATCTATCCCTTTCCTTAGGCCATCTGGAGGATTTTGATCGCCTCGGGCAGCATGACCTGCCCGCCGACGCGCTTGCGTGCATGGAACACGACGCTGCCCGTGTTCGCTGCCGTGTACGGGTCGCGCAGCCACGAAAGCTGAACGCGGTCCGAAATGACGTACCCCTTGCCGAAGTCACCGATAGCGACGGTCTTCGCGCCGCTCGCGGTCGTCGGCATGTCAGTCGCCATGATGTACGGCGTGTCGATGATCGTGGCCGGGACTGCACCCTGGAGGCCGGCGCCAAGTCCGATACCAGGAGTCCACATGTAGTTTCCGTCAGCGTCCTTGATCTTGCGAATGTCACGCAGCGTCAGCCGGTTCAGAATGAACCGGGCGTTACGCCAGTATGGCTCCTTGAGGGAGAACCGCAGATCGATCAGTCCGTCGCCATTCGTGAACGTCGCCGCCGAATTGGCGATGACCTGAACGTCGGCGTTAGCGAGGAACCCCTCTGGCTTGCCGACGCCGTTACCGATAACGAAACCCGAGCCCTCGGCAACGCCGAACTGCTCGACCATCTGGGACACGAGATCCGCCTCGAGATCAACAGCCGAATCCTCGAGATCCTGCACGCTCACCGTAATGCGGGCGTACAGCTCGTGGTTCGCAACCTCGTCGATACCATAGGTCGGGTTAGGCGTGTCCGGCCGGGCATTCTTGTCGCCCGTCCATACCGCGGCGCCCAGACCTGTGCGCTTCGGGATCTTCGAGCTGCGCGCCGAAGTCGGGCGGATGTTCGCAACCGTCCTGATCGGGCTGTACTCGATGATGCCCTTCGTGATGAGTGCGATGAACTCGCTCGGAGCGAGAACGCCACCCGTCGACTCGTCATCGACGCCGAGCGCCTTGTGCTCGGTCATGCCGGCTTCGCCCTTGCGAGAGAACGCCATGAACGCCTTGCGCTCCGCGGACATCTCGCCCGCGTCGCTGCTGCGGCCGGCGAACATGGCGGCGCGCTGCGCCTTCGCCTCCAGGTCGTCGAGTCGATCCTGTACGCGGCTAACGGCCGCCTTCGTCTCGGCGGATGCTTCGCCGTTCGTCTTCGTCTCGGCCTGCATCTCGTCGATGCGCGGCTTGAACTCGGACTCCCATGCGGATTTGAGTTCCGCGATAGCCTTCTGCGTGTCGTCCAAAATTGGACCTTTCGCTAGGAGAGTGAGTGCCCGCGAATTGCGCGAGCAAGGTCAGTCAGAGTGGCTGCGATGCCCGGCTCTGTCTTTGCGTCGGGCGCGGCGTCCTCGGTGGGCGGAGTGACGAACGTCGGCTCCGACCGCTCTAGGAGTGCGCCAAGTCTTTTGATGGCGTGCCGGATTGGCTCGGCCATCATTCCCGTGTACGGGTCGTCTGCGCCATCATCCGGCGCGGGCATCTGATCGTTGGCGTCAACGGACACTTCGACCAGCTCGGCTGCGAGAAGGTCCGAAAGCAAGCCAAGGATCGTTTGCATCGCGGCAACGCCATCCGCGTCACCTTCGCTCACTTCGCCGCACAGATAATCGAGCCCGGCCATCATCATTGACATCAGGCATTGCGCCTCTGAGACATCACCGTACAGCCCGTAACCCTTTGCGCCGGCAGCTTTGACCGCGCTGATCGTTGCGAGCGTGTTCATCGGGAACGGCACCAGGGATACTTCGACGAGCTTCAACTCATGGAGGTGCCGCACAGCGCCCTTGAACGAACGGGTAACAACTTTGTACCCGATGCTCAGCCCCTTCACGGCGCCCGCGGCCATGAGCGCGTGCGCCTCGCGGGCGCGCTGCACATCCATGACTAGCTGCCCCTCGATCTTCAGACCGCCCGCGGTCTGCTCTAGCGTGACCGAAACGCCGATCGGCTCTGTCGGGTCATGCATCCAAAGCACTGGGACGACAGGCTGCTCCAAGAGCGTTTTAGTAAACGCGCCCGCGCCCACGACATCGCCGCCCTTATCCACGTTGCCAAACGCGGACGCCATGCCGCTAAATCGGCCCTCGGCGTCCGGCGGCCCGTCGAGTTTCAAACCATACGCCTTGTATTCTACGTGCATGTTTAGTTCCCCTCGCCAGTCGCATGATCCGATTCATTGCCGCCCGCCGTTACGGTTGCCGTAACACCCGGTGCCGCGCGCCCCGCCGGGATCGTGCCCGACGCAAACGCCGGGTTTGGTGCGCCGCCCACAGGAGTGATCTGCGGCACCATGCCCGGTGTCTTCTGCCAGTCAGCAGCGAGCGGCGGAAGCGGTGCTAGCCCATCCTTGGCACGCAACTCGTCTGGCACGCGCACGCCCGACTGAACCTGCTGATGCTGTACCTGCGCCAACACGAGCGGATCGACAGTCATCAGCCGCGTGAAATCGGGAACCACTAGCAAGTCCTGCTCATCAGGCCCGAACATGTCAACGTCAGCGTTCAGCGCTTCCGCGAACGCAATCGCCATCGGCGCTACGCCGAACGTCGTCAAAAGCCGCACATCCGAGTCCGATGGTTGCTGCCGCGTAATCATTACGAACGCGGGCGGGATATTCCACATCGCCGCTGCCTGTTCCAGCGTTAGATGCGTCATTTCCGCGAACAGTGCGTCCGCGAGCGAGATTGGCATAGGGACCAATTTGGCCCCGCCTCCCACGGCCGCGATCTTGCCAGCCTTCCGGGCGCCACGCATCTTCCCCTCAAGGAACGAAACCCATTGCTTCGCCTGATCCTCGGTTACGCCGGTCGGATATTCAAGCGCCATCCCCGGAAAGATCCCATTTTTGAGATGCGCCTCCTCGAACTCCATGCGGCGATGCCCCGCCGAAATCATCAGCCGAGCTGATGTGATCGGCGACACGCCACGGAACTCGTTGACGGGACCGCCTGTCGAGAACGACCGCACTTGTAACAGGTCGTCGGGCGTCAGATCCGTGCCGTTGCCGTAAACGCCGTCAGCCAGCGTGTACCGAACGTTTCCGTCCTCGCCGCGCCGCGGAACCACATATGCCGCGTCAACTCCGACGAACTCGAGGATGCCCGGCCTCCCCGATTCGCGGTACGCCGGCTTGATCTTCCGCAAGTAAGCGTCACCGCGCCCCGCATAATTCGCCGCAATGTCCGCCTTCATCGTGAACGGCGTCATCGGCGCCACGCCCGGCCGGCGGTTTAGCAACCGCCATTGCCACGAATCCGTTGCGTTCTCCATCACACCGCCCGGCTGCCCACGCACGACACGGAACTCCACCATCCCGAGCGCGTGCGACAGTAACCGGATTACCGCGAGAATCGCGGGCACGCCCACGGCGCGCTCCAACGTCATACCACCGCGACCCGCGCCCGATGCGTGCTCGATCGCCTCCCAAAACGCATCGTCAAACAGTGACGGCGCAGACTTCCGCTCAGCCCTAAAAGGGTTCCTCATTCAAGCCTCCTTACGCCATCAGCGCCCACGGGCGCACTTCGGGAATGTCATCCAGCACGTTCGCCATCGCCAACGCCACGCACGCATCTATCGGCGGACCAGTGTTCTTGGTCTTCGCCAACTTGAACGCGCCCGCCCCGACATCGACAGACACGGCGGCCATGACATGGGCCGCCAGAAGCGGGTCGCCATCATGCGCGAACTTGCGCTCGGCAACGATCGCTTGCCGCAAATCCGCCGCCGCAGGACACATACGCTCCAAGGATTGCGGGAACTCCTCCATGCGAATCCCCTCGGCCAACAGTTCATGTCCCGTACTGTCGTAATACTTCGGGTCGAAGCCACCCGCCTTCACATTGTAGAACTCGTGTAGTTTCTGCCAGGCGCGTTTCGTCGGCCCGTACGGGATCGGATGGTCCTTTCCGCCGGAGCGCCAGATCAGCGCACGCGGAGTGCGCTTCCCGTCCGGTCCGTCGCCCAGTGTCACGAGGGCCGCACAGTCGCGGTAACGTGCCATGTCGATTGCGGCCGCCACGGTCGAGCCGTGCGGAAACATCGCGGAGATGTGCGCGTCGAGATCATCGTTTGTGCAATCCAGCCACGAGTGCGCAGGCAGCGCAGCCACGTTCGGATGCGCCAAGTCGAGCCATGCGGCGGCCGGTAGCCATGAATCGAACGCCAGCGTCCACAAGTTCGCCCGATACCGCCGAAACTGCCACGGCGTGATACCCGGCGCATCGAACGCATCCTGCAACGTGTCGGCCGTAACCCATGACGCCGGATTGGCGAGGTTCACTACCGCCATATCGTCCGGGTTATCCTCGCCTAGCGGATGGCCCGCCGCGCGCAGCTCCCACGCCAGCATGACACTACCCTTACGTGGCTGCCCAATAGTGTGCGCCGACGATGCGGTCAGCGGCCTAGAGCCGCGCGTCAAGGCATATGTGAGCCGTCCTAACGGCTCCGCCCTAAACAGTCCATCATCCGTAGCGTTCAGCCCATGCAGCACCGTACCGCCCATCTGATCGGCCGCCAGGAACCCCGCACGCAACAGACCGAGCACGCCCTCCAAATCCCAGCCCGCCGTTGTAATGACGATCAGGATGCCCTTCGACTTGAACAGCCCTGACCGCATGTCCACGTACAGATTGTCGTTCTCATGTGCGTGCAACTCGTCGATCAGTGCCAGTGTCGGATTGTAACCCTGCGCCTTTCCGCCTTGACGCGAATCATCGGACGCCAGCACGCGGATGAATCCTTGGTCGCGCCGACTAAACGCCTCCTTGGTCGACTTGTTGAGTTTCACGAGCGCAAGGATCGCAGGCTCGGACTCCACGAAATGACAGACGAAGCGGTACATTTCACCGGCCTGCGTCTTCGTCGCCGCGCCGATGTAACAGTTCGCGTTCGGCGTGACGATAATGTGGTAGACCGCGAGCGCCGCCATCAGCGTCGTCTTGGCCTGCCCCTTCGGGATGAGTACCAGCAGCTCGACGTACCCTGCGAAGATGCACCGCAGGATTAGCCGCTGGAACCCTTCGAGCGCCGCGGGCTGCCCTTGCGGCAGCGTGAGCGATTCGTAGAAATAACAGAAGTCCTCGTAGCACCAGCGCAGCCGGTCGTCGCTCATGGTCGCCCGGATTCGTGGGCAATGATGCGCTGGCCCGGCCACTCCGCGATCTGCGGAACTAGTGCGTTTCTGAGACTCCTAAGTCGGTCCACCCGACCAAGATCAAACCCTCCGATACCCGAGAACAGCGACAGGACACGAAGGCGCGTCACAGCCGACCCGACAAACGGCCACCCGCAGGCGGCAACTTTGCCTCGACCGCACGACGCCGGGCACGCGGTGTCAAACACAACGCCTCCGCCGCATCCGCCGCGCCACGCTGTGCCTGCTGATAACTATTCCACAACGGATGTTGGACCAATTGCCCTTGCGACCCGTGCGTGATAAGCGCCGGAAGCCCGCCCATGCGGGCAATCTCATCCGTAGCCTCGTCGACCTGCGCCAGAAACCGGAGATACCGCTCAAGCGTCGGCGTAAACACGTCCGCCCAGTCCTCACCGAAATCCGCCTTCACCAGGCGCCAGCGCGCCTTGCCCGTGGCGTCGAAATCGGCCGGACATCCCTTTACCGCGTGCCCCATATGTGGCTCCTAACGTTCAATTGGAACAGCGCTTCCCTAGAACAAGCCGCCCTGCGCCAACCGGGACTCAATCACACTCACGTAGCGCGCATCCTGCTCGATGACCACGAACCCGCGGCCCTCCTCGCGGGCCGCAACCGCTGTTGATCCCGAACCAGCGAACGGGTCTAGCACAACATCCCCAAACTCCGACGACTTGACAATCAGCGTTCGCAGCACGCCCGCCGGTTTCTCGGTCGGATGCCGCATATCTCCGGGCCGCACCTTCGGCACCCTGAGCACGTTGCTGATGCGTGAACCCGTCAACGCACGCGCGCCCTTGTGCGCGAACACGACGAACTCCGTCTCGTGCGCGTAGTCGCCCGACAAGTCGCCCATACCCCCCCCACCCTTACACCAGACGAGGGTTCGCTTCACGTTGAAGCCTGCGACCTCGACGGCGGCCCTAAACTCGCCCAAATGATGATCGGAGCAGAATACGTAGAGGTGCGTGTCGGGCCGCAGCAGCCGATAACATTCGGCTAGCCACACAGACTGAAACTCCGGATCAAACCCGGCATCGTTGGCGATCGGGTCGAAGCGCTCGCGGGCAATGCGCATGTTCGAGCGGTACGCGATACCGTACGGCGGATCGGTCACCACAAGGTCGACGCATTCGGCAGGCATAGCGCGCATCGTGGACACGCATTCCCCTAACACCACGCGCCCCATCAGCGTTCCCGTGGTCATCCGCGGAACGCCCGCTCGACCCACCGCAGCACGCCCAAGTAGGCCGCAAACGTCGCGACACACAGGATCAATCCGCCCATCGCACGATCCCCTCAATAGTGTCCGATGCGAACTCGCACGTCGGCCACGGCGCCGTTTCAGCGATCACGGCGAGCGCGCGAAGCATCTCCCCGTGCTGCACCCGGCGCAGCCGCAAATCCGCCCGCTCCTCGCCATCCCGGAAAGCCGCAGACACGCCCCGCGGTTCATGCGAGCCCGTAACCATCAGGCGCCCCACCGACCACGGCGAGACACGTAGACGCGACGCGCAAAGTCCGCATAGACATCCCAGCGGACGCGCAAACGCCATGCTGCGAGCCGAATCCTGCGAGCCATAAAGTCTCCCCTCCGCGCGTGTGCGCGTGATACCGCCGCAATCGGACGGGTCAAATCACCCAATACCCGAGCGGGATTAGGGAATTAGCGGACGTGGAGGACTAACCGCAAAATCGACTCCACTTCGGGCGTTTTTTCGTGCTGACC